CAGGTTGAATGCCATGGTGCTAACACCAAGAGCGGTGAACCAGATGCCTACAACAGGCCATGCGGCGAGGAAGAAGTGAAGTGAACGTGAGTTATTGAAGGAAGCATATTGGAAAATAAGGCGTCCGAAATAACCGTGAGCAGCAACGATGTTATAGGTCTCTTCTTCTTGACCAAACTTGTAACCATAGTTCTGCGACTCGTTCTCAGTGGTTTCACGAACCAGTGAGGAAGTAACCAGAGAACCGTGCATAGCACTGAACAGAGAACCACCAAAGACACCAGCAACTCCAAGCATATGGAATGGGTGCATCAGGATGTTGTGCTCTGCCTGGAACACAAGCATGTAGTTGAAGGTGCCACTGATACCCAGAGGCATTGCATCAGAGAAAGAACCTTGACCAAAAGGATACACCAGGAATACCGCACTCGCAGCGGCAACAGGTGCAGAGTAAGCAACACAGATCCAAGGACGCATACCCAGACGGTAGGAAAGTTCCCACTCACGACCCATATAAGCATAGATGCCGATGAGGAAGTGGAAGACAACCAGTTGGAAAGGTCCACCGTTGTACAGCCACTCATCTAGGGAAGCAGCTTCCCAGATGGGATAAAAATGCAGTCCAATAGCATTGGACGAAGGAATCACAGCACCAGAGATGATGTTGTTTCCGTACATGAGTGAACCAGCAACGGGTTCACGAATGCCATCAATGTCCACAGGAGGAGCAGCGATGAAAGCGACGATGAAGCAGATTGTTGCAGCGAGCAACGTTGGGATCATCAGAGTACCAAACCAACCTACATACAGGCGGTTATCGGTGCTAGTAACCCACTGGCAAAATTGCTGCCAGGGATTCGTAGTAGAGCGTTGTTGAGCGATTGAAGCAGTCATTGTTTTAAAAGGGTAAGTAAATCCAGCAGGGGACTGGTAATACATTATGTTCCACACCACCCTCAGATGTGGACATGAGAGACGTGATTTATCCTCCCATAGGTCTCGGTTAACGGGAGTCTTAAGAAATGTTGCATTCCTTAATGTCTATTTATCTTAACACTGTCAGCAAATCCTGTCAAGAGCCGATCATGTGTTCTTTCAGTTCATCGATTTGTCTTTGCTGATGCTTGATACATTCTACCAGAAGACCGATCAAACCGTTGTAGTTTACAACTTTGTGAGATCCCATATCACTCACAAGTTGTGGAAGAGCTTTTTCAACATCTTGAGCAATAACACCAACGGATGCCTTTTCGTTTTCAATCCAATTAAATGTAACACCACTAATTTCAAATAACTTGCTGATTGGATTTTCGATTATCTGAATATTTTTCTTTAATGTTTCGTCAGATGTTGAGTTGAAGTCCGTAGCCGTTACTATGCCAGTTACAACAACTCCTCCAGATGAAACCACAATTCCCTTACGGGCAGTAATAATACCAATTGAATCTACATTTGATACATCTTCATAAGTTAATGTTCCGCCAATACTTACATTTCCACTAACTACAAGTCCAGTAGCAGTTATAATACCAACATTATTAATGTTTGATAAGTCTCTTTTTGCAACGGCATGACCACCAGATGTAGAACCATCATGAACTCTAATAGTATTATTATCAGAATCTATACTTAATTCTCCAGCAGCACCTGTGAAAGAATTATTTTGTGCAGATGTTCCACGTCTAAATTGTACTTGTGTAGGCATTGTCTAAAAAACCTTTCTATTTTTATATTTAGATTCTTATCAGATTAAAACTCCTAGATCTTCTGTTCTCAAATTATTTGATGGTGTATCTAACAAATCATATAAAGTTGCATCAATTATGACTTGGCCAAAAGCATCAACACCAGACCCACCAGAAAAATCACCATAGTCTCCTGAAGGGAAATTGGAAGTTAATTCCCCAATAAAGTTTGTTGCAACAATAGTACTATTATCACCATCAATTGTTACAGTTCCAGTTCCGATTGAAAGAATGCCAGTAATTCTAGCATTACCATCTACAAATAATGCAGTAGATCCTGTCCCTAAAACTGTCAGTGCATGTGCAGATCTTGCTTCAGTTCCAATACCAACACTGCTTAAAGTATGAATGCCTGAAGAAGTAACTCTCCAGATTGTACTGGCAGAGCTGACGTTCGTTAAAGATGATCCATCTCCGCTAAAACTTGTGGCAGTTACAACACCACTAAATTTACCATCACCCAAAACTGTAAATTTTGATGTTGGATTTGTGGTTCCCACACCAACGCTTTTAGTTGTATGAATTCCAACATCAGTTACTGCCCAGGTTCCACCAGCTCCAACTGGTTCAAAAGTTAGGTTGCCAGATCCATCAGTTTTTAATACGTTACCAGCACTACCAGAAGAAGTTGGTAAAACAAGTCCATTAATACGATTGACAGTTACGGTGCCAAATCCAACACTAACATTGGAAGTTGTTCCAATACCAATGTGTTCTCCATCACGAATTTCGACTAGTCTTCCAAACTGACTAAGTTCTCTATTGATAGCCATTTATAGTTTTTTAGATATTTATGAAAGCAGAAACATAAATACTTGCAGTGTTTACACTCGAACAATGAAAAGACTCATTTTAGCCTTTTCGTTATTCTTCACTACTCCTGCTTTTGCTGCTGAAATTACATCTAAAATTGTTGACTCCGTACAATTAGGCGTTCAGGGTGCTGCGGTACAATCAACCAGAATGGGTGGTTCCTACTCAGTCTCAGGTACAAATATCAACGTTACAACTCTTGGGGGAGTTGGAACTGCTGGTTCTTATGATATTAATACGAATGGTGCAGCATTTACTTTTTCTGAAACATCAGTCACTGCAGATACTGTTGTCACCACTCAGTCGGCAGCTTCTGGAACAATTGCTTCTCCCAACCTTTATAGCGACTCTACTACTCAGTTAGGTGGTAACGCTGGATCACTTGCGGGTACTCTTTCTCCAACTGGTGTTCCCACTGTAACTGCTGGTGGATCAGGAACAACCGCAACTGCACAACGCAGCATAGAATTGAGCGTATTCAAGTGAAACATATAACTCCCGCTTTGCTAGCAGCAGCGGGATTTATATCTCCCTGCTATGCTGGTCCCGTCACTCCCAACTTTACGAGTGGCACAATTACTTCTGAGACTAAGACTCGTACTGAAGTGGTTGAAGTTATCAAACAAATAGAATATACTACTGGGACATCTTATACTGTTACTGGTACTAATATCAATATCCCTGGGACACCGGCTCCAGGAGCGAACTACACAATTCAAACGCAAGGTGCTCCGTTCCAGTTTAGTGAAACTCACTTGACTCCTGGAATTGCGAAAGAAACATGGATAGATCGCAAAACGGTAGAAGAATCTACTACAAATACATTATCGGTCTTTACGCAATAATCGGTTTAGCATCTCCTGCATTTGCAGAAGCACCATCTAATACGAATATTGCAGGGCCCTCAGCATCTGCTACTGGTAACGTAACCAACCAGGCAGTACAGGTGCTTCAGGGTCCTTTTGCTATGAATACTTATGGTGGTGGTGTTTCTTGTCAGGGACCAACACTGAACTTACAGACCTTTGGGTACAATAGTTTATCCAATAATAATGATCCAACAACTTATCAACAAAATTCTCTAAACTCTGGTTTGTCAGCAGGACTTTCCATTCCTCTTGATGGGTCATTTCAAGAGCTCTGTAAGGCAAGAGTTCGTACAGAAATCAGTAGACAGCAGGCAGAAGCAGATAAGGCACGTCTTGACTTTGAGTTAGTCAGGTTACTGAAGTGTGGTGAAGCAATGAAAAATGGAATTTCGTTTCACCCTCAAAGCCCTTATGCAAAAATCTGTGCCGATGTCGTTGTGAAGTATCCACGAGTACAGGATGTAGCAAATGGAAATCAAACCAATCCAAATAAGAAGTGAACCCCCACCTATTATTCCAACGATAGAGCCTCCTGTAACTCGCAGAACAGAACGTTCCGTGATACCTCAAATTGATATGCCCATCGTAAATATGCCCGATACGACTATCAAGTATCCAGTGATTGATGTTCCTACTCAAGAAGAGTTTGATGCTGCAGTAAGAGCGGAACAGAAGAAACAACAAGAAGAGAAGGAAGAAAAAACCAGAGGACTTCCTGATGCTACCCCTACCCCTCAACTGCCTCCATCTGTTCAAACCCCCCAGGATAATCGGGTTATTTCCGATGATGCCCCCAAAACCAATCTAGGAGTTCCCGTCATTGAAGTACCAATCGTCGGGGAAGTTCCCATCCCACCTAAAGAGCAGGTTATTCTTGCTGGCACCACTGCTACTGCTTCTGTTGCTGCGGCTCTTGTTGGGAAATCTTTGGTGGAATGGATGGTAGGTAAGATGAAACCTATTGTTCAACAGATATTTGTAAGGGGTAAGAAACTCTTAAGCAGAGACCTTACCCCATATGAACTTCAAGTTTATTTTGCATTTGAGAAAAGTCAGTCTCTCAAGAAAGTCAATAAGTTACTCAAGAAAGAACAGAAGAATCAAAAGAAAGAACAATACAAAAAGTTTCACTCAAAGTAATTACTTTTTACGCTTCGCATCCAGTTCAGCAAAGTTCTTAACCTTAGTTCCACCATCATAAGTCCAAGCATAACCCTCAGCGATCATTTGGTTATTCAATGAAGTCTCTTCACCATTGATAAACAGATGACCGATGATACGACCATACTTCTCTGTAGAGTCTGGAAGTTTGGTCTTGATAAGAATATCCTTTGCGTTTTCGCAACGCTTTTTTAACCATTCTTTTGATTCAAGTCCGTATTTCTTTTCATTCGCATCTGCAGTGCGTGACTCAGGAGTATCAATCCCAGCAAGGCGAATTCGCTTAGTGAGAGAAATATCAAAGCCCAAATCAATGTCAGCATCTATTGTATCTCCATCAACAACTTTATGAATCTCACGGATTCTGTAGATATAAGGATCTTTATTATCCATTAGAATGGCAATTTAAACTCTTTGGTATTTAGTTTGGGAAGTGGCAGAGCATCAATTGCTTTTTGTACCTGTTTCTCTACAACCATACCAACAAACTCTTCTGGGTTTTCAAGAATCTTCTGTGCTTTTTGGTAAGTTACATAAGCACCATAACAAAGTCCGGCACTAATCGTGAGACTTGTCGCGGATAGAATGATCGCTAGATGTTTCATCGTCCATCTCCATATGAGCTAACCGTAATATGTAGTAAATGATATACGCAGTCATCGTAAGACCACAACATAATATTACAAGAACGCCCCATGGAAATTCATTCATTCCACCAACCCTCTTGTTTATGAATCCAAACTTTCAATTCTTTTACATAATTTCTTAAGGTTTCTGCTTGTGAAAGGTGCCAGTCGTCACCCGTTTTCAGGTGCAATCTCATATGCTCATCTACAGCATCGAGACACTTTTTAATTACCGGGTTCCAGGGCTCCCGAACTGGCGTGTTCCATTCTCTTGGCATAATACCTCATGTTTTTATTAGACTCCTGTACGTGGTTGAACAAAACCCTCACCTTCATCTACTTTAGTTTCAAGAGCTTCAACTCTCTCTTCTAAAGTTACAGACAGTTCTTCAACTGGAGGTTCTGGGGGAGCAACAACAAACTCTTCTCTACGGGGTTCTTCTTTTTTTTCATCATCTTCACCTTTTTTCATGGTGTTGATACCAAAGGTGGCGGCTGAGGCGGTAAATACTGTAGCGATGAATGTTGGATCCATCTTTGACAGCATACCCGCATAGCTAGCGGTGAGAAGAGCAGCAGACCAACTCAAGATAGCAATACGAATAATTTGTCCCATAGCATTTTCCTTTTTCTTATCCATCAGTCTTAAATGATGTTTCCTTTGTATTTAGTAATTAGAACCTAAACTTAACTTTTCCAGCAATAGAATTGTTGGTGACTCCATTATTCACACCGTGAGATGCTTCAACAATTAACATCTCTTTATAGTCTACTTCAGCAGCAACTCCATAAGAGTTATCAGTTCCATAAGCACCTTCTACACTGACACCAAATAAATCCTTCTTCTTACCACCAAAACGAGTTTCTAGTTTGAGACCTGCTTCACCAACGTGTGTGGTTTGGTTAAACTCATCGACACTTCTAGCAGATTCTGGTGAACCTGTTTCATTATAAGCATTTCTCTTTACATTCTGAACAGTATATCCAACAAATGGTTTTACTGCCTTGTGAAGATGCCAGTATAAACGATTAGAAACCCACCACTCAGAACCAGTTGTTTCACCAGCGTTATTAAATACACCTTCTACATTTCTGTTGTACTTGTAGTTACTGTTCGCAATCGCAGCATTAGTATTCAGAGTGAGAGTATTTCCTCTGAGTTCGCTGAATACACCAAAGCGATCTTTATTCTGTTGCGTAGTTGAATCAACACCATTGAGATTTACATTAACTCTATTATACTGACCACCAAGAGTCCATCCTTTGGTTACATCAAACTCAAATCCACCACCAAAGATATTGGAATCAGCAGTATAACCATCAGCATTATAAGACTGAACGAATCTGTTGTTCTCAAATACTCTAAGTCTTTCTTGAGTATTTGATGGTTCGTGGTTTAGAAGTCCATTAATACCATCATTGATTCCATCAAGAACTTCCAGTTGATCAATGCGACCAGAAAAGTCAGCATACTGGTGTGAAACTGCGGACTGACTTGAGGAACTCGTAGTAACTACTGGTGTTCCGTTTGTCACAACAGTAGAGTTGTCACTATAAGTATCAGTTGTGACTGGTGTGGTTGTTGTGGTTGTTACATATGGGGTGGTAACAGTTGTTGTAACGTGCTTATTGACCTTCTGACTACCATCAGATTCTGATGGTGTATACAATGTAGAAACATCAGTCTGACTTGCGAGAGCAGCAACACTTACATTAATGTTATAAACAGTATTAGAACTTACAAGTGTTGGTACTGCTGGGGTTGTTGATGCAGAAGGTGCTGTTGAATTATTAGGAGCAACAGCACCGAATGGTTGTCCATTTGCTAATGTAGTTCCTGGCTGACTATCAACCAAGAGAACTGGAGAAAGTGCAGTGTCTCCAAGATTAAATACTGCAAATCCTAAGAGATAACTTCCAGACAAGGAAACTTCATAAGTTGATGTCTGCCATCCAGTAGAACCATAAGTTCCTGTGGAATAATCACCCGTTCCTGGATTGGTGAATCCCAATAAAGCATAGTTTTGGGTGTAGTTATTCACAGTAACTGTTGGTGTAGATCCATCAGTTCCCTGATAAACAAGAGATGTAATAGAACCGTCATTAAAAGGAACATAATCAGTTCCAATATAGTTCCAAGACATTGTATAGATCTTTCCGGTATCAAGATTTACATTTGTAGTAAACCATGCAGCATTTGTTGGATTTGGATTTCCAAGACCTGATGCCTGTTGATCTTGAATGAGTTTGGTTTTAATCTCTTGATTTTGTGTTTGGGTAAGTCCCAATGCAGACATTGCAGCATCAAAGGTAACACTTCCTGTTGGTTGCAATGCAGCACCATAAGAACCATATGGAGCAAATGTCCAAGTAGTTGGAGATACTGCTGGTTGATAATATGAGTTTGGAGAACCATCAGAAAGTGTTGGGCTTCCTACCGAACCATGAGAAGGTGCATTGAAAGTTACAGAACCATTGATTAAAGTAACACCTGTTCCATTACCTGTAATAGTCCCATTAGTAAGTGTTCCTGTTTGAGATCCAATATTCCAACCAGATAATGAACCTCCTTCAAAATCTGTTCCAGAGATCGTATCTGCAAATGCTGTTGGTGCTCCCAACAAAAAAACAGAAGCGGCAGCAAGTGCCCTTGTAGCGTAAGACATAAAAATCCTCTATGAATTGATGTGTACTAGACAAAACAAACCGAAGTATGTTTAATGAAGTATTCACCAAGTCATAGAGGACTTGGACTATATGGATTCAGATCAGAAGATCAAGAATCATTGATTGAATTTATTTATCCTTTTTTCCAGGCTTCGCCTTCTGCCTTTCTTCTACGTGCAAGACCTGCTTCTACATTTGAACCAGGATTGCGATACATATAAAGAGCATCGGGAACCATGTCCCACTCCTTATTCT